GGCCGATTGAGCGGCTGGTGCCCTATGAAAAAAATGCGCGAACCCATAGCGCGGAGCAGGTGGCGCAGATTGCCGCCTCAATCCAAGAGTTCGGCTTCACCAACCCGATACTGGTCGCCAGCGATGACGGCATCCTGGCGGGCCATGGCCGGCTTGCCGCGGCTAAGGACCTGGGGCTGAAGGAGGTGCCGGTGGTGGTGCTTGACCACCTGACGCCGACACAGCGCCGCGCCTACGTGCTGGCGGACAACAAGCTGGCGCTGAATGCGGGGTGGGATGTTGACATGCTCGCCGCCGAGATGGAGGGGCTGCAGGCGGTGGAGTTTGATCTGGGTCTGCTCGGCTGGTCAGTGGATGAACTGAGCGGGTTGCTGGCACCGGAGGTGGACGAACTGGACGACATGCCCGAGCTGGCGTCAGGCGACCGTGAGCCGATCCAGCAGATGACTTTCACCCTGCATGACGATCAGGCCGAGATCATCAAGGAGGCGATCGAGAAGGCCAAGGCCATCGGGCCGTTTGCGGAGACGGGCAACGAGAACAGCAACGGCAACGCACTGGCCAGGGTGGCTGAGCTGTTCCTGAGCTGGGGTGGTGACCATGGGCTCAGCTAAGGATCTGCGGGTGGCGCCGATCAGCTGCGCCGATGCGCGCAAGATCGTCTGCCGCTATCACTACAGCGGCAAGTTCGACACAAGATCAAAGCTGCACTTTGGTGTGTTTCTTGATGGCAAGTGCGGCGGCGCAATACAGCTAGGCGATCCAATCGACAAGCGCAAAGCGCTGGTGGCGGTTGAAGGTACAAGCTGGAATAGCCTGCTGGACCTACATCGTTTCGCCTTTGCTGACTGGCTGCCGCGCAACAGCGAAAGCAGGGCGCTTGGCGTGATGATGCGATTGATCAAAAAGTCTTATCCGCACATTGAATGGATCCAGTCCTACGCTGATGCAACGCAGTGCGGCGACGGCACTATTTACAGAGCTTCTGGATTTCACCTGATAGGCATTAAACCCAACAACAGCATGTACCGGATGCCAGATGGAAAAGTGATTTGTAAGATTGTGCTTGAGCCGGGCTTTAGCGTAAGGCGCTCAGGTGTTGACAATGGGGTTAAATCTCAATATGGCAAAACCGGATCAGAAACATCAGGCGCATTCCTTAAGCGCATCGGAGCAAAGCCCATCCCCGGCTTCCAACTTCGCTACATCTACTTCCTAAACCCAGCCGCCCGCGAGCGGCTGACAGTGCCGATCCTGCCGTTCAGCAAGATCGACGAGATGGGGGCATCCATGTATCGTGGACAGAGCATGCGTCCGAAGCAGGCGACTCCCGGTTCCCCCGGTGAGGCGGCGGGGCAGAACCGACCCGGACGCTCCAAATGAACCTAGAGGCCTACGCCAAGCACCGAAAGGCGCGGGGCCTTCGTGGCACCAGCCACGTAGCGGTGCTCAAGGCGATCGAGTCTGGCCGCCTCACCGAGCCTGCCGTGCGCAAGGTGAACGGCCGCTGGCAGATTGACGCCCCGCTAGCCGATGCGCAGTGGGCTGGCAACACCAGCAACATGCCTGACAACGGCACCGAGCTGCCGGAGCCGCCCAATACCCGCCAGCCACACCCGGAGGGCGGCGGGCCATCGCTAGCCCAGGCCAAGCGGGCGAAGGCGGTCTATGAAGCGGAGCTAACCCGGCTAGAGCTGCAGCGCACCAAAAAGGAGCTGATCTCTGCCGATGAAGTGAAGCAGGAAGCCAGCCGTCTCGGACGCCAGGTCCGCGACCTGCTGCTGACTATCCCCGGCCGCAACGCCGCGAAGGTGGCCAGCATGCAGGACACCCAGGCGGTGCGTGATCTGCTGGAGGCCGAGATCACTAACGCGCTCAGGGGGCTGCAGCATGAGGCCGCTTGACGCTGCCACGATCTACCGCGAGGCGTTCATTCAGGCGCTCCAGCCGCCGCTCGACCTGACCGTCAGCGAGTGGGCGGATCAGAACCGGATCCTCACCCGCCGCAGCAGCTCCGAGCCCGGCCAGTGGCGCACCGACCGGGTGCCGTATCTGCGCGAGCCGATGGACCTGCTCAGCCCCCGCGAGAAGCGCATCAAGCGGGTGGTGCTGCTGTTCGGCTCACAGACCGGCAAGACCGAGGTGGGACTGAACTGGCTGGGCCGCACCATCGCGCTGGACCCTTCGCCCTTTCTGGCGATGTTCCCGACCGAATCGTTCGCAAAACGCCAAATTCGTCAACGCCTCACGCCGCTGTTCACCGATACCCCGGCAGTAGCGGCCAAGTCGCTCAGCAGTAAATCCAGGGACGCGGCCAACGCGATGTTCCTGAAGGAGTTTCAGGGCGACATGCTGGTGTCGATCATCGGCGGCAACAGCGGCAGCGCTGCGCAGGGCATGCCGGCGCAGAACGTCTGGGCTGATGAGGTGTCATCCCTGCCGCTGGAAATGGATGACAAGGGCGACCCGCTGGAGAATGCCGAGGCCCGCCAGACCAACTTCCCCGACCGCAAGGCGCTGGTCACCTCCACCCCCGGCAGCCGCGGCGCCTGCAGGATCACCAGCGAGTTCGAGGTGCGCAGCGACCGCCGCCGCTACGGCGCCCTGATGCCCTGCTGCGGCGGCCATGCCGTGATCGAGTGGCCGCACATGGTATGGGATAAGCGCGACGGCGAGGTGTGGTGCCAATGCCCGCTATGCAATGAACGGGTGGCGCAGCACCACAAGACCACCATGCTGTCTGGCGGGATCTGGACGCCAACGGCCAAGGGCGACGGCGAGACGGCGGGCTTTCACCTGCCGGGCTGGTATGCGCCGTATGGCTGGCTGAGCTGGGAGAAGATCCGCGATGAGTTCCTGCGCGCCAAGGCGGACCCGCTGCTGCTCAAGGGCTGGGTGAACAAGCGGGCCGCTGAGGCCTGGGAAGACGAGAGCCTGGCGAAGGTGAGCGCCGATGGCCTGATGGCCCGCGTCGGCGGCTACGGCCACGGCACTTGCCCGGATGGCGTACTTGCGGTACTGATGGCCGTGGACGTGCAGGACACCTGGCTGGAGGTGTCGGTGTGGGGCTACGGCCGCGGCAAGCCTGAGCAGGCCTGGCGGATCTGGCACCAGAAGATCGAGGGCGACCCAGGGCAGGATCACGTCTGGGATCAGGTGACGACGATCCGTGAGATCGAATGGCCGCACGCAAACGGCGGCAAACTGAAGGCGATCCACTGCGCGGTTGACACCGGCGGCCACTACACCAGCGAGGGGTATGACTACTGCCGCCGGTACGCCAAAGAGGGTGTGGTGGCCATCAAGGGCAGCAGCCAAAAGAACGCGCCGCCGCTCGGCAAAGGCTCAAAGCAGGACGTGACCTTCAGGGGCAAGACCGTGAAGGGTGGCGTCACGCTCTACATGATCGGCACGCACGCAATCAAGCGGACCATCTACAGCCGCCTGAAGATTGAAGATCCCGGCGACGGCTACATCAACTTCGACGACGCCACCACGGAGGACTACCTGCAGGGCCTGACCTGCGAGCGGCTGCAGCCGCGATACGTCAAAGGGTTCCAGGTTTTGGAGTGGGTCAAGCCATCCGGCGCCCGCAACGAGCCGCTTGACCTGAAGGTGTACTGCCTAGCGATGCTGGAGCTGCTCAAGCGCCGCTACAACCGTCAAACCATGTGGGACCAGTTGGAAGCGCAACTGGCGGCCTCCGTAGCCTCTAAGGGAGAGCCCACCCCGCGCCGGGCACGATCATTCAAGGTGATATGACCCAGCCGGCCGAGCTCTACCAAGGCGATCTGACCAGCTGGATTGAGCTGCGCGTCCACCCCGACGCCACTGCCGTTCGCGTGTGGTTTCGCGCTGCAGCAGCTGGCGCCGGTATCGAGGCGGTGGCCAGCGACACGGACGACGGCTGGAAGGTGGAGCTGAGCGCTGCCACGACGGCCACCATGGCAGCCGGCAGCTGGGAGCTGCAGATTGTCTCCACGGTTAACAACGCCCCACTGACCACCGGCCGCGGCAGCCTGACCGTCCGCAAGAGCCTGGCCTTCAGTGGCACCCCGGGCGCGTTCGATGATCGCAGCCAGGCGCAGAAAGACCTAGAGGCGGTTGAAGAGGCAATCCGCGCCCTGACCACCGGCGCGCAGGAGTATCAGATCGGCTCGCTTGGCAACGGTGGCCGCAAGGTGGTCCGCGCCGACCTGGCGGAGCTGATCAAGTGGCGCGACCGCCTCAAGGCCGAGGTCGCCCGTGAAAAACGCGCCGAGATGATCGCGCAGGGCCTCGGCGATCCGCGCCGGCTCTACGTGCGGTTTCAGGGGGTGAGCTGATGGGTGTTCGATCCTGGCTGAGGCAGCAAACGCTTTTTGCGCGATACGGAAAAGGCGAGATTGCGCTTATTGGCACTGGCTCTGAAATTGCCCCGGCTCAGATGACGTCCGATCAATTCGGGCGATGGCTAAGCGTTGCGAGCCCTGAAGCGCTGGAGAGGTTCGGCAGAGAAGGCCTGCAAATGCGCGACCAAGCTCAGCGGATGTTTGAGGGCGCCCGGCGCAACCGGCTGCTGCAGGATCTGATCGCGCCGACCACATCGGCCGATGCAGAGCTCAGGGTGAGCCTGCGCGTGCTGCGTGATCGTGCGCACATGCTGGTGCGGGATAACCCGTACGCCAGGCAAGCGAAGCGGACCACCCAGATCAACGTCGTGGGCCCGCGTGGGATCCAGATGCAGGGCCAGGTACTTAAAGCGAACGGCACCGAGAAGGACACCCGCCGCAACCAGATGCTGGAAGAGGCATGGCGCCGCTGGTGCAGGGCCGACACCTGCGACGTGGCAGGCCGGCTCTCATTTCACGGATTTGAGATGATGATCTCAGGTGCCCTGCCCGAGTCAGGCGAGGCACTGGTGCGGATCGTGCGGCAGCCGATGGGCCAGGGCCGTGCACCGATCGCGCTGGAGCTGATCGAGGCGCACCAGCTCGACGAAGACAAGTCAGGCGTCAGCGAGCGCTCCGGCCACGAATGGCGCCTGGGTGTGGAGCTGAACCAATGGGGCAGGCCTACGCGATATGCGATCTTGACCAGGCACCCTGGTGATGTTGAGATGGGCCTGAACCGGCGTGATGTGCAGCTGAAGCACACACTGGTGCCAGCTGAGGACATGATCCATGTTTTCCTTCCAGAGCGGATCGGCCAGAATCGTGGGGTGCCGTGGTTGGCGTCGGTTATTACGACTGTCCATAATCTTGCTGAGTATGAGAAATCTCATTGGGTTCGCAAGCGTGTTCAGTCAAACACTCTTGGCTGGATTGTCTCAAAAGAAGGCGAGCTGATTGCCGATAAAGTTGAAAACGGCCAGCGGCTAATCAACACCGAGCCTGGTGCTTGGAATTACTTGGAGCCAGGTGAAGAGCCGGTAGCCCCAGACTTCGGACCTGACGACGGCCAATACGATGCTGTCGTGCGGAATATGACGCGGCGGTTTGCGGCTGGGTTTGGTTGTTCCTATTCAACAATCAGCAAAGATTTTAGCGACGCCAATTACAGCAGTATGCGTACCAGCGTGCTGGAAGATCGCGATCACTGGCGGGTCGTGCAGTCCACAATTATCGAAATCTTCCACCAGCGCGTATTCGAGGAATGGCTGCGTGCCGCAATGTTGGCGGGTGATCTGCCCTCGCCTGCGTTCTCCGACTATTGGACTCGCCCAGAAAGGTATAACGCACCGCGCTGGCAAGCTAGATCATGGGACTGGGTAGATCCAATGAAGGATATGTCTGCCATGGAAAAAGCTAAGGCAATGTTGCTCAAATCTCACAGCGAGTTGATCACTGAATACAGCGGCGAGCAGTTTGAGCAGGTGATGGCGCAGATCGCCATGGAGAATGAGCTGAAGGAGTCGCTTGGCCTGATGCCCACCGTTGAGGAGGCGCCGGAGCCTGCAACACCACAGCCCGAGCCGGAGGACAACGACGACCAAGACAACGACGATCAGCCCCCGGTCGCCCCATCCGTAGCCTGAGGCCAGCGACTATCCGGCTTTGGATCTCACGAAACTCAAAGGCCCTCAGCGGCGAGAGCTGCCGATGGGTCTCCGCGTCGAAGAGAAGACCGACGAAACTCTCACCTTCAGCTTCAGCTCTGAGGCTCCCGTTGACCGCTGGTTTGGCCGCGAGATCCTGGTGCACAAGGAAGGATCCGTAGACCTGGGCCGGATGAACGACGGCGGCGTCTATCTGTGGAACCACAACCGGGATGTGGTGCTGGGCGTCGCGGAAAAGGCCTGGCTCGGCGACGATCGCCGCCTCTACTCCACCGTCCGCTGGTCGCCCAACACCCTGGAGAAGGGCAGCGAGGAATACAAGCGCCGGCAGGATGTGGAAGCTGGCATCGTGCGCAATGTCTCGTTCGCGTACGAGATCAACAAGATCGACGAACGCGCCGACGGCTTCTACGTGACCGAATGGAACGTGCTGGAAGTCTCCAGTGTCAGCGTCCCCGCTGACCAAACCGTAGGCCTCGGCCGCGCCATGGATGAGCCAGCCGCCGTGGAGCCCGATACCAAGGCCGCCCCCGCCCCTGAGCCACAGCCCGAGACCAAAGCGGCCACCCCTGAGCCCACCCCGGAGCCCTTTGCACCGGCAGAGCCGACCGTGACGATTGACCCCGAGTTGGTCAAGTCTGCCGTTAGTAAGGCCCTCCATAGCCTGACAGCACAGACCGCCGAGCGGACTGACCCCACTGATCAAATCCAAATGACCACTGAGATCAACGTGGCGGAGGTGCAGCAGGACGCTCGGCGCGCCGAGCGCGAGCGTG